TGACTCTTAAGTACTTTACAAGAGAAGAATTCGACTGTCAGGTTACTGGTACTAACAACATGGAACGAGAGTTCCTAGAGAAGTTAGACGAGTTGCGGGGCGTATGTGGCTTTCCCTTTGAGGTAACAAGTGGTTACCGTCATCCAACGTTGCACCCAATAGAAAAAAAGAAAGCAGTGCCGGGAACACATGCGCAGGGAATAGCGGCGGACATAAGAATAACAAACGCCGCTGACCGCTACACTATCGTGTCTAACGCAGTAAAGCTAGGTTTCACAGGCATAGGTATTGACGATGATTTTGTACATGTGGACACTAGGGGTACGACTCCAGTGATTTGGTTGTACTAATGAAGTTTTCACACGGTGACGCACTAACCGCAGGGTCTGCTAATACTATCCTAGACGTACCTGCTGGCTACGATGCAATAGTTACTTACTTATTTATCTCGAATACAACAGGTAGTAGTAAAAACCTTAGTGCTAAGTGGGTACACAATGGTGTAGACATAGACTTTCTAGCGGGTAAGAACGTAGGCAGTGGTGAGTTTCTAGAGTTTGGTGGACAGTACGGTGAGTTTCTTGTAGCAAAAGAAGGAGACACCCTGAGTCTAACACCAGAAGCTACCTCTACGTTTGTGAGTATTATTTCTTTTGAGTTAGTCACAGCAACACCAAGGTTGAACTTTTGACGGACCTTAATATAGAACTACTGCCTTGGCAACAAGACGTTTGGGCAGACGACACTAGATTTAAAATAGTAGCTGCTGGGCGACGTACAGGTAAGTCTAGATTAGCAGCGTGGATGTTAATTGTTAACGCACTGCAGGCGGACAAAGGCCATGTATTTTACGTCGCACCTACTCAGGGACAAGCCAGAGACATTATGTGGTCCACCCTCTTGGAACTGGGGCATCCTGTTATTAGTGGTAGCCACATTAATAATTTGCAAATTAAGCTTGTCAACGGAGCCACGATCAGCCTCAAAGGTGCAGACAGACCCGAGACAATGCGAGGTGTCAGCCTTAAGTTTCTAGTCATGGACGAGTACGCTGACATGAAGCCAGAGGTGTTTGAGCAGATCCTTAGACCCGCTTTGGCTGACCAAAAAGGATGTGCAATGTTCATAGGCACACCAATGGGAAGAAACCACTTTTATGAACTTTACAAATATGCAGAACTGGATGATGACCCTACGTACAAAGCTTGGCACTTTACGTCTTACGATAACCCCTTACTGGACCCCAGTGAAATCGACATTGCTAAAAGGTCTATGTCTTCTTATGCGTTTCGTCAGGAATTTATGGCGTCGTTTGAAGCCCGTGGTTCAGAAATGTTTAAGGAAGACTGGGTTAAGTTTAGTGAAGATGAGCCGGAAGTAGGAGATTACTACATTGCAGTTGACTTGGCAGGATTTGAAGAAGTCAACAAGAAAAAGACTAAAAGCTCCAAACTTGACGAAACAGCGATTGCCGTGGTTAAGGTCAATGAGCATGGTTGGTATGTTGACAATATCATATACGGTAGATGGACACTTGACGAAACAGCAGCTAAGATATTTCAGGCCGTTAGAGATTACCGTCCCGTGTCGGTGGGAATCGAAAGAGGTATTGCTAAACAGGCCGTCATGTCACCATTGATGGACATGCAGAAACGCTATGGTATGTTCTTTAGGGTTGAAGAATTAACCCACGGTAACAAAAAGAAAACAGACCGTGTTATGTGGGCGTTACAAGGACGGTTTGAAAATGGGTACGTAACGCTAAACAAGGGTGAATGGAATTCTAGGTTTCTTGACCAGTTATTCCAATTCCCTGATCCTTTAACACACGACGACTTGGTTGATGCACTAGCGTACATTGACCAGTTAGCTAATGTGGCTTACGACTACGAATACGAAATCGAAGACCACGAAATCCTAGACGTAGTAGCAGGGTATTAATATGGCTGAATTTTACGAACAAGACCCACTTATGGTTGAACAGACAATTGAAGAATGGGTCATAACCAAATGCGAAGACTGGCGTGACTATTACGAGTCAAACTATGAAGGAAGATTTGAAGAGTACTATAGATTATGGCGTGGCCAATGGGATCCTGCAGACAGTGAGCGTAGGTCTGAGCGTTCCCGTATTATTTCTCCTGCACTTCAGCAGGCTGTTGAGTCCAATGTAGCAGAGCTAGAAGAAGCCACGTTTGGACGTGGTAAGTGGTTTGACGTTAGTGACAACATGGGCGACACAGATCGTCAAGACGTACAGTTCCTGCGTAACAAACTAACTGAAGACTTTGAAAACTGCATGGTGCGTAAAGCCGTAGCAGAGTGCTTGATTAACTCAGCAGTGTTTGGTACAGGCATTGGTGAGATTGTAATTGAAGAAATGAAGGAAATGGCTCCTGCTACTCAACCTATTATGGGTGGTGATCTTCAAGCAGTCGGTGTTAACATCACTGACCGTGTGGTTGTAAAGCTTAAACCTGTACTGCCTCAGAACTTCCTAATTGACCCTGTAGCTACGTCTGTTGACGACGCTATGGGTGTTGCTATTGACGAGTTTGTTAGTCGTCACCAAGTAGAACTACTGCAGGAACAAGGTGTTTACCGTGACGTGTACGTAGGTAACGCTGCTCCTGACACTGACTTGGAACCTGACCAAGACCTAACTATTTACAACGACGACAAAGTACGTCTTACTAAGTACTACGGTTTAGTGCCACGAGAGCTTCTAGATAACGCTACAAGCGACGATGACGAAGAAGCAGTACCTGAGGAAGGGTCTGAATCAAAGTACGTAGAAGCCGTTGTAGTAGTTGCTAACGGCGGTATCTTGTTGAAAGCAGAAGCTAACCCTTACATGATGATGGATCGTCCAGTAGTAGCGTTTCCTTGGGACGTAGTACCCGGTAGATTCTGGGGTCGTGGTGTATGTGAAAAAGGTTACAACTCTCAGAAAGCCCTTGACACGGAACTAAGAGCTAGAATCGACGCTCTAAGTCTCACTATTCACCCAATGATGGCTATTGACGCCACTAGACTACCCCGTGGTGCTAAACCAGAAGTACGTCCGGGCAAGATGATCCTAACCAACGGAGATCCTCGTGAAGTACTTCAACCGTTTAACTTTGGTCAAGTTAGTCAAATCACTTTTGCTCAGGCCGGAGCATTGCAGCAAATGGTACAGCAAGCAACAGGAGCCGTTGACTCAGCAGGAATTGCAGGTCAGGTTAACGGCGAGGCTACTGCCGCTGGCATTAGTATGTCTCTTGGCGCTATTATTAAGCGTCACAAGCGGACACTGATTAACTTCCAACAGTCATTCCTGATTCCGTTTGTCAAGAAAGCTGCTTATAGGTACATGCAGTTTGATCCAGAGAACTACCCTGTTGCTGACTACAAGTTTAACGCAAGCAGTACTTTGGGTATTATTGCGCGTGAGTACGAAGTAACTCAGCTTGTACAACTACTACAGACTATGCAAAAAGACTCTCCGTTGTACAACACGTTAATCCAAAGCATTATTGACAATATGAACTTGTCTAATCGTGAAGAGCTTCTTGCAGCTATGGCACAAGCTATGCAGCCTAACCCACAGCAACAACAGATGGCTCAGGCAGCACAACAGGCACAACTACAGTTCCAGCAGTCCCAAACAGCAGCACTGTCTGCTCAAGCTCAGGAGTCGCAAGCTAGGGCTACTAAGCTGGCTGCAGAGGCTCAGGCTGTACCTATGGAACTTGAGATTGATCGTATTAACGCTATTACTCGTAACCTACGTGAAGGTGACGCTGAAGATAAAGAGTTTGAACGTCGCATGAAAGTGGCTGATACTCTCCTCAAAGAAAAGCAAATACAAGGTAAAACTAATGCTAATAACACAGAAAGAAATGCAAATGTTGCTGGACCAAGTCAACAACCACTTCCAAGGAACGTTCCAGCGCCTACAGTCCCTAGAGGACCAAGTGGTCCAACTGGAAACCAAGGTGGAGGAATTATGTAATGCCAAAGTCCAAGGATCCAAAACTAGCACGAGCAGGAGTAAGCGGGTACAACAAACCAAAGCGGACGCCTAGTCACCCTACTAAAAAGTTTGTAGTAGTTGCCAAGGAAGGCGACAAAACAAAGACTATTCGTTTTGGCGATGCCAAGATGACTATTAAGAAAGACCAACCTGCACGACGGAAGTCGTTTAGAGCACGTCACAAGTGTGACACAAATCCACCCAGCAAACTCACGGCGAGGTACTGGTCTTGTAAAAAGTGGTAAAACTTAAGCCGTGAGGCTATTGCACGTCGAGACGACGTTAGGAGAACACAATGCGAAAACTATTAGTAGCGGTAATGCTGTTGTCGTTACAGGCATCAGCTAATACCAAGATTCTCGTTGAGAAAGCAGATCAGCAGTACGTAGTAGTACCGGACTGTGTAGTATCTGAAGACGTAACTCAAGTATCACTACGGTGGCTTAGAGTAGGCGCACCAATATACATTAACCACCAAGGACGACAAGTCCGGTGTACAATTGAAGACTACTACCAAGTAAGGAGTTAACTGTGAAAGTTAATGCACCCAAAGGTTATCACTGGATGAAAAGTGGTAAAAGCTACAAGCTTATGAAGGACCCTTCAGACGGCTACAAGCCACACAAGGGTGCGTCTAAAGCTGCTAACTTTGAAGTTCAAAAAGTCCACAAAAAATAAGGAGGCTATTATGCCAAATTGTACAGGTAAGCGTAAAAAGAAAAAAGGTAAAAGTAAGCCAAAAGGGTCTTACTAATGCCCGCTAAAAAAAAGAAAGCTAACGACGCTTGTGCAAAGAAGGTCAAAGCTAGATACAAAGTCTGGCCTTCTGCATACGCTTCTGGTGCTGTAGCTAAGTGTCGCAAAGTCGGCGCTAAGAACTGGGGTAACAAAAGTGGCCGTAAGAAAAAGTAAGAAAGGTGCTGCCCTTAAGAAATGGTTTAAGGAGGAATGGATAGACGTTAAGACAGGTAAACCCTGTGGTCGTAAATCCGCAAAAAAGGGTGAGTCTAAACGTCCCTATCCCTCCTGTAGACCTAAAGCGGTTGCAGCTAAGATGACTAAAGCTGAAAAAGCTTCTTCTGCACGTCGTAAAACAGGGCCAGCTAAAATTAAACACGCAGTCACAGCTTCGGGTAGACGCAGAAAGACTACAAGAAAAGCTTGACATTTACTTAAAAGTATGCTATAATAAAACTATAGTTAACAACATTAGAGGAAACTATGACTCCTGAGCTTGAAACCTACTTCGACAACTACAACGAACTCTTCAATCACGAAGGTTTCAAACAACTCTTACAAGA